CCCCGGGATGCAAGGGCGTAATAATTAAAGTTTTGAATAGAGTTTATGAGGCTCTAAACAAAACCTTGTATCCCGGGTTGGGCAGAAGCTAGCCCAGTTGGTATCAATCTACAAAAGGTTGAGATTGATTTCGAAGAAAGACTTCCATCTCTCCTCGAAACCTTGGCTTACGCCAAGGTCGGGGGGGATATAGTCCCAACGCGAACTACATCTCCTCCTAACTTGGGCGAATGGCACTTTACGTCGTACCGCCACTCGTCCAAGCCGAAGATACCCAGCCAAAGCAGCTAACAGGATCGCGGAAGGGTTTCTCACCCAACCGCGAAGACCTGGTTCACTGGAATCAATGTCGGTTACATCATAGTCAAGGGGCCTCAAGTGTACGTAGCGATATATTATACCACCCGTATACTTGTTGACTTCCCTGACCTTGACGCTCCGCCTGGGAACCTTTATGCCCGCGACGTCCATCTCTTCAAGAGGGACTGCATTAAATCGGCAGCCCTTCAAGAGAAGTTGGATCGTTTCAGGCAACAGAATCCCATGCTCGGCACTCCACACATTGAGTCTGTTGATGGCAGAGTAATTGTCGTACATGTGTTTTAGGGTTTTGATATAAACCCCGCGCACATTGTAGCCGTGATAATAATCACCGCCACACGACTCGCGGAAAAAGCCCTGGTTAAAGGACTTATCTACGTTAACGCTGAAGCCACATAGACGCAATAGCCTACAGACCCGGTCATAAGCCCGGTCAACGACTATTATGTCATCGCCATTTACGGCGAAGTTGCCCAGCCTGTCTCCAAACGGGTACTCTAAATGAATACCTAACACTTTGTAGACAGCGTAGACAATGCTAGTGAAAAAGAGGGTCTGCAATGGGAAGGTAAAAGCATTCCCCATTGAAGACACCATATGCAACTCCAAACGCGAGCCATCTGGAAGGATGGTCTCCTTGCAACGGGTCAACTCTAGCCAGTATAAAACCTGCCTAGGGATGAATTCCTTCACAAGTGCGTTTGACATCGAGTCCGATGCAGAGGAAAGATCGATAGTACCAAACTTTCCCGTTATCGACCCGAGCCGAGCTAGAGTTCGATTCTTCGTCTGCTGCTTAGAAAGGTCGATTCCTGTGACCTTCTTTAGCTGCTTCAAAAGGACCGACTCTATCCCCTTCTGGAACAACATATTCAGAATGGGTTCGGTGCATATGGTTCTGCAAATTTCCGCAGTCTTCGGCACAAAACTTAAGCGACTACCTTGAACGATAGACACTCCCCGACGCTCCAGTCTGACAGATTCAACATCAGACCAGATAGGGTCGTGACCTACCGCCTGTACATAGAAACTATACAGTGCACGTTCTGTTGCCGCCATTGTGCTCGTTCCAATTTTAGAAACAAAATCGGTAGAGAAAGATCCAATGTTGGCACCTGAGCCGACGCCGAAACCGTCTGCAATGCTTCCAGGGCTAAGGATAGAAAACCCTTCGCTAAGAAAGAATTGCGCAATGAAATGTTTCATCTCATTGACGGCAACTTCGTCGAACAGGTCCATGCTGGAAGTGTTCAGAGACCACCTACTACAGGCATCATTGACCTTTAAAAACAAGGCCAATGCATTTGATTCAGCCGATGGCAGAATTGTATCCTGATATTTCTTCAGGAGACTTTTCCTAATCGACTGCATCAAAACCTGTTTAGTTGGGATCCCAGGATAGGAATTAATCGTTCCATTCCATCCAGCACGTAACAAATCGTTATCAAGGGCAACAGGCAAAGTACTAGCGTAATCACGCATAGCATCTCCGGTTTCCACGCATTACAGGTACTGCCTAGATACGGTACGTTAAAACGTACCATAATCTATGCAGCATCTCACTCCACCTACTCGGGAAGTAGGGATCGTCCAGCACATGATTGTTCTCTTCTGAACCGACAGAGTCGGAAGTAGAGAACAACGGTAGCGTAGGATAATCACTCGGCTCACGCCGTTTCCCGGTTGTTGATGGGGTGCTCATCCATCTCACCCAAGGATTCCAGACACAGCTGTGTCACCGAATCCCGAAGCGATTTGGCTGAGTGCCCCAGCAGCGGCAGAAAAAGCAGCCCGCACGTTACTCGGGTCGGCCGTGTCAGCTCCTGCAGGTACGTCAACAGTGACCGTAATCTGCATGTTCTGATACGACTGGCCGGCCAAAGGCAGAACGCCCTTTCGGACAATCTGCTTATACGTGTTACGTGGAACATCCTTCACTACTCCAGTTGTCGGATTAGGTTTACCAAGATTTCGGTAAACTTTAGGCCTAAAGAAGGAAATAGTAAAGGGGCTTGCTACGGAGTGGGTTGTCACACCCGTCTGCGTGCCACCCAGCGCTGTAACGGCGTACTGCTTCCCATTCCAATCGGGAGGCGAATCCGTCGTAAGCGTATAGGTGGGGCTAGTAAAGCCGGTCTGCGCAGCTCCCGTTACGGGAGACGTTAGTGCAATTGTCATGCTAACTCCTATGTACGCTGGTCTCGTTTCCGGTTACATACCGGGGAGGCGATATAGCGGACGTGGGTTTTGAGGATGTAGAGCCCTCGAAGAGGCTAAAAGAGCGGCTATATTAGCTAGTTGACCGCTATTCAAACCTGCATTGAACTGCAAAGTGGGATATGAAATCCCAGAGTTTGCAGCCCGGACGACGGTCCTACGGGTTAAGTTAAAGCCACCTGGACTTCCAGTCATACTAACAAATGTGAAATTCGAACCCCAGTTCATGTTGTTGCCCGTCGGACCGATAGCTGACAACTTACCTGAATAGTAAGTCGTTTTGATTTCGGTACGATTGACATACTTCAATCCCTGGGTAGAAACACAAATGCTAGACAGACAGTCTCCAATATTGGAGAAATAGTCCGCGAGGAACGACCATGGGAGCAACTCCCATGCGGCTGGTATGAAATCTTCTGTGCGAAAGCCAAAGAGATCCCAATTATCCCAGCCTTGCGTTCGAACTTGAGCATCAAGTCTACCTTTGTAACGAACAATGCACCGTTCGTACCAATTAGCGTTGCAGTAGAACCACATTCCACTATCGCCGGTATTACCGACGAAGTATTCTGTGGCTCCCTTGTCACGCGTAGGCAGACTTGAAGTAGAGTCTTTAGCGTCGAACCCGCCAGCAGATATTATCTTGC